TGTTCGACGATCTCAGCGAGAAACTGAGCCCGAACGACGCAGCCAGGAAGATCGTCGGCGCCTACCAGGCGCACAAAGCCGACCGCGTGATCGCCGAGGTGAACAACGGCGGCGACCTGGTCGAAGCCATCCTGCGCACCGTCAACCTGAATTTCGCCTACCAGGCGGTGCACGCCTCGCGCGGCAAGCTCACCCGAGCCGAACCGATCGCCGCGCTTTACGAGCAGCACCGAGTTCACCACGTCGGGGCGTTTGGAATCTTGGAAGACCAGATGTGCGACTACGTCCCGTTCCTCTCGAAGTCGCCCGATCGCATGGACGCGCTGGTCTGGGGAATCACGGCGCTGAGCGCGGACGTGGAAGAGGAAATCATCATCGAGCACTCGGAGCAGCACAGTATTTCCCCGGAGCTGGATGACTTCGACAATCCGGAGTTCCGGCAATTCTGATGCTCGGCGAAACACTGGCCCTCATTCGCAAGCTGGCTGGCCGGGATACCGTCAAGGCCGTTCGAGAGATGCAGACGAAACAAGCAAAGAAGGTCGAGAACTTTCTGAAAGCCGATTTCGCAAGCGGCAACTTCAACGTCGGCGTCCGAAGCGTAGACGATGACGAGCATTCATGCCTCTCCGATGGGTTCGGAGACTGGTAAAGGAAAACTCATGACAGTGCAGATCAACGCCAACAACCCGAAAAGCGGCTCCGCAGTCGCCAGCGCTTCCGGCGACTCGTTCATCATCCACAATCCGAACGGCGCAATGTATCTCTCCGTCGAGGAGGTCCCCAACGGATCGCCTTCGACGTTCAACTGCACCATCGCCGGACAGATGGCAGGAGGGACGGTCGATACCGTACTCGACACCAACACTTCAACGACGGCGGCAATTCGCAGCCCTTCAATCACCAAGCCCTATGCGGCTTTCAAGGTGACGGCGACCTGGACGGGCGGCACAAAAGCGTCGGCGAGTTTCAACTGGCAGTTCGGTTCCGAATAGGGTATCCGGACTTCCGGCAATTCTGAAAGAGGAGAAAACTCCATGCGCTGCAAGGTCGTATGCAATCTCAAGAAGCTCACGAACACCGATGCTCAGCTTAGCTTCGCCCCGGTCTATAGCGGAAGCGAGGAGAACAAAGAATTTTTCAAGTACACACCTGGCGGCGATTTTTCGATCTACACCGTCAACCTCGACGTTGCTTCACACTTCGAGATGGGCAAAGAGTACTACGTCGATTTCTCCCCTGCCTCCTAAATGAGCATCTTCGACACAGCCCGCGGCCTATTCCGGCCGAAAGCGACGGTCAGCGTGAACGAGCGCTCCTACTCCGTCCGCGAGATGGCCGACTTCGTCACCGAGAACGTGCCGGAACTGCGCGAGGCTTTCACCCGGGCCGACATCGAACTCGCGCTCGACGACCGCGGCTGGCTCGTCCCTGGCCGGCAGTGGACTGCCTCCGATCTCGATGCACAGACACGCACGACGCTGGTTGCGAAGGCCCGGCTCTACTGGCTGCGCGATCCGCTGATGAAGCAGGCAGTGCGCCTCTGGACCGACTACGCGCTCGGCACCGGCGCATCGTGGGACTCGAAAGACCAGAAGGTGAAAGACGCCTGCGACGCTTTCGCCAAGAACAAGCGCAACTCGAAGATCATGAACTCGGAAGGGCTGCGGCGGTCCTCCAAGAAGCTGCTGGTCGACGGCGAGCTGTTCTTTGCGATCTTCGACGCGGAAGGCAAAAACCCGAAAACCATTCGCCGCATCGATCCCTTGCAGATGACGGACATTATCTGCGATCCGGACGACGAAGAGCACGTGCTCGGCTATCGCCGCCTCACCGCCCAGGACAAGATTATTTACTATCGCGATTGGACCAACGACGAGGAGGACAACGATCTCCTGCTGAACCAGAAAGACCCGTCGAGCCAGGGCCTGATCTCATCCGGAAAGGCCGGCAAGCTGGACGAGAGTTGCGTCGTCTACCATCTGCCCTTCGACACACTCCAGAAGCGCGGCAACGGCCTGCTATCGAGCGCTCTCGACTGGTCGAAAGAGCATCGCCGCTTCATGGAAGCCCGCGTCGCCATCACCCAGGCGCTTGCGAAGTTCGCCTGGAAAGGCAAAGTCAAAGGCGGCCAGGGCATCATTAACCAGCTCCAGAATAAACTCACATCGACTTACGCGACTGCCGGGATGACCCAGGTTGAACGTCACCCACAGACCGCGCCTGGTGGCACCTGGTTGGAGAATGCCGGCGTAGATCTCGCGCCGATGCCGCGAGCCTCCGGAGCCGGGGATGCCCGCTCGGACGGCGATCAGTTGAAGCTGATGACCTGCGCCGCCACCGGCATCATGCTGCACTACTTCGGCGACCCTTCGACCGGCAACCTGGCCACCGCCACCGCGATGGAGTTGCCGATGCTCAAACAATTCCAGAGCTACCAGGCTTTGTGGCAGGACGCTCTGCGGGACATTTTCTCGATTGCCATGGATGAAGACCCCGACGAACCCGCCCAGCTCGACATCACGCTGCCACCGATCCTGCTCGACGATCTCCGCAAGATCGGCCAGTTCATCTCGGCCGTCGCTGTTGTGTTCCCAGAGATCCGCGTGCCGGCGGTGTTGCGATCGCTTTTGAGTTCCCTGAACGTCGCCAACATCGACGAAGTGATGGAAGAGGTCGAAAACAAGCAGGGCGAACTGGCGCTGATGGATCAGCAGAATAAAGCCCACCAGTTGAAGTTGGCGGCTGCCAAGAGCGCCGGCAACGATCCCAGCGATCCAGATCTCAACCAGGCCGATCCTGCGGCGCCAGCAGTCCCTGGAGGCAACGCGGCGCCCGATAATGGGGATCTCGGCTACGGCTCGACCGAAAGCGCGCGGCAGACGAAGGCGCTAAACCGGCTGGCGAAGGTTTTGGAAGAGGCGAGCCGATGAGTACGCGACGAATGGCCGAGGTGATTTTGCGCGAGGACGCGATCCGCCGGCTGAACAGCGGACGGGAGGTCACCATTCGACTCCCGGACTGTGACATCGATCTCAAGTTCGATCCCCTGGCCCGCGTTGGCGGCGGTGGTTCCCTCGAAGACACAATCGTCGACATGCTCGGCTGGAAAGGCGAAGGCCGGCGCAGGTGAAGACGCAGACCCGCGTTACCGAGACCCTCGCCGAGTTTCTGGAGAAAGCCCAGCGCCCCGGATTGCTTGGCCTCGTCGGTAAGACGGTGCAGAAGCGCTGCCAACGGGATCTTGAAACCTATTTCAAAGCGCTCGGCAAAAGAGTTGTCGAGATGAAGTTCGAAGCCCTGGCTGATCCCGATCGCGGAATCGGTGCCGAGCATGCCGGGCACGCGGTCACGATGCGAATGCACAACCTGCTGCGCAACCGCAGGCCGCTCCTGACGGCACTCTTGCAGGTCAACATCATCTCCGCCATCGAAACGGCGAACAAGATCTCGCTCGTCGCCGAAGCCGAAGCCGACGCGGACGAGCCGCCCGTGACAGAATATCCAGGTATGACTGCGGACCAGGCAGCGGCCTACGCGGCAGAACAGGTCAACGACACTATTGTGGGGATCGACGCGACGACCCTCGAATCGGTTGCCGATGCCGTGAGCGCCGGGATCTCACAACGCCTGGGCGTGCCGGGCACGGCGAAGCTGATCAAAGACGTGGTCGACGGGATGTCCACCTGGCGGGCAGAGATGATCGCTTCAACCGAGATGAACGACGCCATGAGCCAGGCCTATCTCGGGAAGCTAAAACGTAACGCCGTCGAGATGAAGCAGTGGATTCTCGGCCCAAATGCCTGCGACCAGTGTGTCGATAACGCCGAGGCCTCGCCGATCCCGGTGGACGACGACTTCCCTTCCGGCGACGATGCCCCGCCAGCACACCCGAATTGCGTCTGTGCTGTGGCCGGCGCGAGGATGATTTGACCGCAGCCATTCAACGCTTTGTCGCCGGACACGAAGGCCTGTTTCTGATGCTCCTGCTCTTCATCGCCGCGCTCGTTGCCGACCGCACGTGAAAGGACTCCCATGAAACTCCAATTTATTTCTCAACAGCACGTCGAAGAGGCGGTGAAGTTCCTCGCCGGCAAAGGGCACCTTCCCTACACCGACGCCAGCGGCAAACCGAATCACCGGCTCATGGGCGCAGCCTGGGCCGCGCTGCACGGCGGCTATCGCGGCAACAAGTACGAAGGCAAAGACAAGACCGCCGCGCTCGTCAAGTTGAAGGGCGTCTACAAGTCGGAAAAGATGGAATTGCCGACCGAGAGTTTCTCGCTCGACGGCGAGTTTTTCCAGGAGGCGCTCGCCTCCTCCGATTCGTTGAACCGTATCTACTGGCAGGTTTCGGATGCGATTAACGCGAACATTCAAGCCGGCACAGACATGGACTGCGACGACGATGGAGCCGACGATGCGGGGCAGTGTTCATGTGGCTGCCGGTGCGGCCACAGTTACGACTGCAAGTGCTGCTCGAATTGTGGGTGCACTTACCCACAAACAGCTTGCATCCTCGATTTCTTCCCGCAGCAGGTCGTTTATTCCATGAACGGCGGAATGTTTCAGTGTGACTGGGTAATCGACGCCGATGGGGACGTGAAACTTGGCACCCCGATCGCAGTCGAGACCAGCTACACGCCGGTCGAGTCGAGCGAAACCCACGAATCGTTCCGAGTGATGGCCTGCAACGCGCTACCGCTGCAGGAGTCGGCCTACGACGCGGCGTCCGGCAAGCTGAAGATCACCATCATCAAGCCCGGCCTGAACAAATCGAAAGCCCGCTTCTATCCCGCCGAAACCCTGAAACGCGACTTTCACGTCTTTGAAGGCGCGAAGATGTTCGCCGATCACCAGTCGGACAAAGAAGCGAAAGACAAGCCCGAGGGCTCAGTCAATAACTGGGTAGCCTCGCTCAAAAACGTGCACGCGGAATCGGACGGCACTCTCGCCGGCGATGCCTTCGTCATCGATCCTCCCTTTAAGGCGAAACTCGATGCGCTGAACAAACAGGGACTTTTACACGAAATGGGCGTCTCGATCCGAGCGATCGGGGAAGCCAGCGAGCAAGAACGGGAAGGCGTCACGACGAACGTCGTCGAGTCGCTCATCGCCGCGCGCTCGGTCGATTTCGTCACCTACGCTGGCGCGGGCGGCCAGATCGAGGCGATGGAATCAGCAACGCAGGACAACCTGAACGATGTGGACCTGGTCACCGAAGCAGTACTCCGCCAACGGCGTCCGGACCTTATCAGCCTGGTTGAAAAACACGCCCAGGAGATCACGATGAAATCAGTTGAGCAGCAGTTGCAGGAATCCCAAGCCCAGGTCGCGACGCTCACCACGGCGAACAAAGACCTGACCACCAAGTTCGAGGAAGCCCAGAAGACGGCCGCCAAAGCCACCGTCTCCGCCGAGATCACGAAGCTGTTGTCCGAATCGAAGCTGCCGGCGATCTCGCAGGACCGGGTCCGCAAGCAGTTCGCCGAAGCGACCGAAGTCAAAGGCATCGCCGAAGCGATCAAGGAAGAGCAGGACTACGTGAAGCAACTCGGCGGCGGCAAGAGCGCCCCGAAGAACCTGGGCGCAGCCGACAACGGCACGACCCGCGAGAGCGACACGACCGACCACAAGGCCAATCTCGAAGAGGCTTTCAAGCTCATGCCCGGCATGAGTGACAAAGACGCGAAGCTCGCAGCGCGCCTCTAAGTCAGGCAAGAACAGGCCACACCTCACCACCAACAATTTCGTTCGAAGAAAAGGTCCTGGGCGGATAGCTCCAGGCCGAAGGAGAAAACCGTCCCATGAAGAACTTTTACGAAACTGGAGACAACCTGCAATTCGTTGCTTCCCAAATCGTGTGCCCGCAGCACGCTTCGGGCGACACTTACACCAACCTGGTCGGTTCCGGCGAAGGCGCGACGACTCCGATCAACCTGGTCCAATCCGGCGATCCCTGCCTCATCGGCCGCATCGTCGCCGTCTCGAACATGGACGCGGTGTTCTCGACGGATCTGATCGTCGTTTCCACCCGCGGCGTCTACTCGTTCTCGGTGACCTCGGCGTTTCCGCGTGGCATCCACGTCGGCGAAACCATTTACATCGACGCGCTGCTGGCCACGCTCAGCGACAACCAGAACTCGACCAACGGCGGCATCCCGTTCGGCGTGGCGCTTCAATCGGTTGCGGCCGGCGCGACCTCGACCATCCTGGTCAAGTTGTTCTCGCAGACGCCGGATTCGAACGGCCTGCAAGGCGGCATCGGCAGCTAGTTCGTTTTTCGTTTTTCCCTTTCCGCAGGTCGGGCCTCACCGCCCGGCCTGTTCTTTTTGCATTTCGTTCCACAAATTCACACCGGCCTCGGCGCCGGCTGAGGAGACAATACCATGGATTTTCTAGAACTCTTGGAGCAAGGCGGAAAGCTGGAGTCCAGCCTCTCCGATGTCCGGCACCGTATCGCACACTTCGACGAGAAGCTGGTCAAGTTCATCGAGCTGTGCGCCAACAAAGATGGCATGAGTTCGGCAAAACGGGCTTACCTGCTGAAAGAAGCTGAAACCACGGCCGACTTCCCGTACCTGTTCGGGACGGTCCTCGAACGCAGCCTCTACGCCAAATATAAGGCGCAGACGCCCGACTGGCGCGACTACATCAAGGTCGGGACGCAGAACGATTTCCGTCCGAGCTGGTTGCTCGGCGTGAACGGCCTGCAGGGAACCTTGCCGCAAGTGGCACTGCGCGGCGAGTACCCGAACGACGGCGCGCTGGTCGATGGCAAAGTGCAGATCATCCTCGCCAAGTACGGGCGGGAATTCGGCCTGGCGTGGGAAACGCTGATCAACGACGACCTCGGAGCCTTCTCCGATCTCGCCGAGCGCTTCGCGACGGCCGCCATGCGGTCGGAGTACAAGTTCGCGACGCAGCTCTATGCGACGGCAACCGGCCCGAACCCGGCACTGTTCGGCGCTCCGATCCTGCCGCCTCTCTATCCTGCGGGCTCGCCCACGGTCACCAACCTGTTCTCCGGATCGGGTTCGGTGTTTTCGATCACCAACGTCGGCGCGGCCGCGGCAGCGATGCGGCGCTTCGTCGACTACGACGGTCAGCCCGTGATCTTCGACGGTTTCGAGCTGGTCGTTCCCCCAGTGCTCGAAATTCCGATGTTGCAGGCGTTGAACCCCGCGAACATCATCCAGTCCGGTGGCGATTCGACGGCGGGAGCGAAACCCCAGATCCGCAGCTCGTCCAACACGGTGCCGATGCTGAACATCACCGGCCACGTGAACCCGTATCTGCCAATCGTCGACCTGACAGGGCGCCCGACCTGGTACCTGTTCGGCAAGCTCACCAACTCCGGCTATGCGGCCCGCGTGAACTTCCTGCGCGGACACGAGACGCCCGAACTCTGTATGAAGAACCCGAACAAGATCGCCCTCGGCGGCGCCAGCATGAGCCCGCTTGAAGGCGACTACGAGTCGGACGCGATCCGCTGGAGAATTCGTCACATCTTCGGCGGCGCCGTGGTTGACCCGAACTACGCCGCGGCCTTCATCGGTCAGTAAGACCCAGAGGTCAGCAGCCTAGTTTCGTGGTCCGGGAGCCGCGGGGTTCCTCGTCAAAGAGACCCCTTCCCCGCGGCTCCTGTTTTTCTTCTCAACTTCTGGAGGCACTCATGGCGAAAAATCTTCCCACACCGAACTCAGGCAACGGCAGCGCTGGAAACACGGCGGGATCTTGCGCGAAGGAAACCCAATCCGATGCCTCGAAGTGCGAGGGCTCGAACATCATCTATTCCCGCACGGGCGCTGGCGGGGCTTCGGCAGCGCTCAATACAGGCACTTCCGCCGCGAACGCTACCTCGGCGGGCGGCGACGGGACAGGCCCAACGATTCCCGCGATTGATACACCGGACACCGGCGAAGACCAGGCGGGAGTCTTCTGTGATGGCCTCGACGATTCCGGGTGTGAAGGTACCTCGCTGCCGGACGGCACTCCTTAACCCCATGCAGCAGGTTGTCACATTTTCGGGCAGGTCGACAGATCCCCGCCTCTCCCCCCAAGAGATTGAGGATCTGGCGAACTTCGCCTTCCTGATTCACAACCACGACGCTTCGACACCGGCACTGCCAATTTTCTGGCACCGGGCCGATTGCGATCTCTCGCGGTACTGGAACTAGCTATGCGCACAATGAAGAATGAAACCGGCGAGCGGCTCTTCAAGGCCGTGAATATCACCGTTTTCACGCCCGAAAACAAGAAACGCATTCGCCAGAGTTTCCGCGCCCCGGCACGGCAAGGGCTGACAGCCGACGGCATCGACAAGATTCTGCTTCAGGCGGCGGAGAAGATCGAGAAGAGCTGGCCCACTGAGGAATACAGTCTCGTCCCTCTCGGCCCAGCCGACTTCAACTTCGTGTGGCGCGCCCGCAAGGCGGAAGTAGCATAGCGTGTCCTTCACCTACGTAGTCTCGACCATGATCGGTAGTATGCGGCTACTGATCGGCGACACCAACGCCGCCGCGCCCTATTTTCAGGACGAAGAGCTACAGCAGATCGCCAACATCGTGGCTGGCATGGAGTCGGGCTGGTCGACGGTCGCAGGGTCCGCGATCCCACAGACGGAGCTGGTGCTGCTATCGAGCGCCCAGGCAATCGATTGTCTCGCGACAAAACTCGCCGCAGGACCGGCTGGGCAAACGATCACCCTGAACGATTACAAGCTCACCGGGAAAGATCAGATTCAGAAGTTGCAGGACATGGCTCAGCGCTTCCGGGATGCGGTCAACAATCTGCCGGCCTGGGGAATCATCGAAGAAAACCTGTGCGGCTTCAACGAAATGGTCATTATCCGCAACTGGGTGCTCAGGACGGAGCTGTAGGACGTGTCGACGCCCACCTCGGTCCTCGCGAACCCGTTCGATCAGATGCTCAACTCAGTCGCGAGCGTCCTGGCGCGCGATCTCACGGGCACCGGCAACAAGTACGGGGCGAACAGCCCGACGTTTACCACACTCGCGAGCGGCGTCGCTTGCCGGGTTGGCATTCTTTCAGTCGGCACCGACCGCGAGTTGCTGGCGAAATCGAAAGAAGACGTTGCCTTTCGCAAGGTGTACCTGCGGCCCTGGTACCAGGACCAGTCCCCGGACGGCTCATCCCTGCCGAACTGGGTTTATAACTCGGTGACTTACAACACCCAGCCCCTCACTCACGATCACTGGTTTCTGATCGACGGCGAGAACTACGACATCTTTGAGCTACGCAACCCAGGGCTGCTCTATCACCACCTGGAAGCGCTCTGCCGGATCATCGAGGCCTGATGGGAATCCACGCCGTTGTCGGCCTGAACCTGCGCACGGGCGATGCCTTACTCTCGGTGAAGGCGGGCGTGCTCTCGGCAACACAGGACTTGTTCGACGAAGAGATCGTGCCGACGGCGAAGGAGTTGTCGCCCGTCACCGCCGAGGGCTATCAGCGCAACGTCGCCGAGAAAAAGAAGCACCCGTCGGGCACGGGCACCAACCGCAGATCGATCGACAGCACGGTCACCGAAACCGCAGAAGGCGTCCAGGCGCAGCTTTTCACTCAATCCGGCTATGGCGGCTATCTCGAACTCGGCACTTCGAAGATGCGCGCGCAGCCTTACCTGAACCCGGCTTTCGAGATGCACATCGGCAAGCTCTCGGAGAAAGTGAAAGAGAAGCTCGGTGGTTGACGCGAACCTGCTGGTCCGGGAGTTCTTACTCTCGCAATCAGAAGTGACCGCGCTGCTGGGCACGAACCTCAACGGCTCGATCTATTGCGGCTACGATCTCCCGGAACATTTCGACCCGACACTTGGCCCGGCGATTCAGGTCTACCGCATCGGCGGCCACACGCACACAGAAATTAAGGCGCTGGTCGATGCCCGGATGAATGTGCGCGTCTGGGCTGGCCCGGAGCAGGCGCTGCTGGCCTCGGAGGTCTACGGGGCGATCAACGACGTGCTGCACGGGCTCTGTGGCGCTGGCGTAGCGGACGGCACCATCGTCAGAGCGCTGGAAGTCGTTGGGCCGCTCGAAATGACCGACCCGGAGACGGGCTGGGTCGCTGTCTATGCCTTCTATTCGGTCATGGCAGCGGCGACCGCTGGCGCGACCGCTTACGCCCCGCAGTTCTATGAAGGCTCCGGTGCACCGTCGACGCTCAAGAACAACGAAGACATTTACTACGACGAATCGACCGGCAACCTTTGGGAGCAGGTCGCAGGCGCATGGGTCCTGGTCGGCAACATTCCCACAGGAGGAGAGACGGAGATGCCGAGCTTGAAGTACCACAAGGTCGCCGCGGCGGGCACGAATGCCGCCAACATCAAGGCATCGGCTGGCCTCGTCGCTGGCGGAACGATTTCAAACAACGCCGCCTATGCGGTTTACGTGCACCTGTACGATCTGGCGACTCTGCCGACTCCAGGCTCATCCGCGCCGGCCGAAACCATCGAATGCCAGGCGGGCGTGACCGTCCCGCTCGATCTGCCCGCAGGCGGCGTGACTTATTCGAACGGCATCGGGATCTCGATCACGAAAGGGTACGCCGATACCGACGCCACGGCGGTGGCCGCTGGCGATTGCACTGTCGACCTCTTTTATCAGTAGAGAACTTAAAATGAAAACTTTCCTCAGACTCGCGGTCCTCGTTTGCGCGTTCGCCGTTCTCACGCACGGCCAGCAGCCCGTCAGCGCGACCATCGCTGCGCCCCTCGATGGCAGCAACAACGTGAAAGTGAATTGCGTCACCGGCTGCACCGGCGGCAACGCCAACGGGCAAGCCACGATGGCGAACTCTGCCCCAGTGGTGATTGCCAGCAACCAGAGCGCCTTCACGGTGAACGCAGCCCAGAGCGGATCGTGGAGCTTCACCTGTACCTCTGGGTGCGCTGGCGGAAATGCAAACGGCCAGGCGACGATGGCAAACTCCGCGCCCGTTGTGATCGCGAGCAACCAGTCGGCTTTCTCCGTGAACGCGGTCCAGTCCGGATCGTGGACGGTCGCTGTGACGGGAACTTTCTGGCAGACGACACAGCCCGTGAGCGGGACTTTCTGGCAAGCAACTCAGCCGGTTTCCGGGACTTTCTGGCAGACGACTCAACCCGTCAGCATCGCATCGATGCCGAGCACCCCGGTCACAGGCACTTTTTGGCAGACCACGCAGCCCGTTTCTGGTACTTTCTGGCAGACGACGCAGCCGGTGAGCATCGCGTCGATGCCCAGCACTCCCGTCACGGGCACCTTCTACCAGGCCACGCAGCCGGTCTCGAATGCGGGCACCTTCGCCGTTCAGTCGGCCGAGAGCGGCACCTGGAACGTCAACGTCTCCAACTCCAGCCTCGCGGTCACGGGCACATTCTGGCAAGCAACGCAGCCGGTTTCCGGCACCTTCTGGCAGACCACGCAGCCGGTGTCGCTGGCCGCGAACCAATCGGTGAACGTCGCCCAACTGGGCGGCTCTGCCGTCTACGTCGATCCCTGCCTGGTCAACGCGCCCAGCGTCTACATTGTGAACTTCGCGACGACGACCACCACGACGATGATCTCGGGCACGGCGAGCAAGCAGACCTACCTCTGCGGGATCTCGATCCTCCCTGTGAGCGCGGCGGTCAACCTCAACATCGTGGAAGGCACAGGCACGAACTGCTCGACGATCTCAGCCGGGCTGATCGGCGGAACGACCGCAGCGACCGGCCCAAACATCGCGGCGAACGGTGGGTTTGTGATGTTCAACGGCGGCTCGTGGGTCGCGAAAACAGCGACCGCCGCCGACAACGTCTGCTTCATGGCCTCGGCATCGAGCCAGGTCTCGGGCGTCATCAAGTACGTGCAGCAATAGCTTGCTCGTCTTCGCAGCTTGCTGTAAAAACGATTTGCAGGCATGAATGAAATGGGAACTATATAGTTGACTCCCGTGACCACTGAATCTAAAGGAGAACATCATGTCATGGAGCGTTTGTGCTTGCGGCCCTGCACCGAAAATTGCAGAGCAGCTAGAACAGCAGTTTGAGAGAGTCAACATGAATGACAAAGGCGAACAGGAAACCGTGCAACACGCACGGAAGCTTGTCGCCCAAACCCTTGCAACGATTGAGCCTGAAAAGATCATGCGCGTAAGCGCCTCGGGTTCGATAGGTTTCAAGGACTGGCAAAACAAAACCGGACCTTACCAGAGCGTTGATCTGAAGATCGAACCGATTCACTTCACCTAACCGCAACGGCACGGGAGTCAACTATATAGTTCCCAATGAAATGCCTGCGTTTAGTATTGGGCGAGGCGCACGGAGTAGGGATGGTGTCGAAACGTGTGTGGACAAAGCCGGTGGCAATCACGTTCGGTCTATCGCAAGAATCACGCGTGCTTGAAGCCAAGCATAGGACCGAACCGCGGGTTCGAATCCCGCATACTAAACAGTAAGCAAGAGGAACGACAGGAGAGGAACTATGCAAGCTGAAATCATGACGCGCACCTGCGACAACCCATCGTGCGCGGGCACCGGCGGATCAGCCCCGAGCCCGACCGTCGAAACCATTACCAACGGAACCACGAACCGGCCGGATCTGAACTGGTTTGTGGGCGCGGCGGCCTCGCGCTCGGCCGACAACACCCAACTTCTTCCCGGAGCGCTGAAGCAGTTCTGTCAGGCATCCTGCGTCACGGCGGTAGTCACTGCGCTGGCGGGGGGATCGGCCTCCTAGTTCGATGACGATGGCGAAATATCTGCGGCGGCTGCTCCTCGGGCTCGTGCTGTTGGCGGGTGCTTCGGCTTGGGCTACGTCATCTCCCGGTCTCTTGTATATAAATGGAAACAACTTAAACGTGACGACTGCAAACGCCTCTGGGACTGTTGGAGTTGTAGGGGCTGTTTCTATTCCCGGTGATACTGTAGTAGTATTCGCAACCTTGCTGGCTACCTCGACTGGCGTGTCGTGTGCCGACAATAATCTCAACCCTCTGACAGCGGGGCCATCTGTAACATACGGCCTTAACACGGTGTATTCTTTTTACTACACCGTGCCGTCAACAGCGCCCGCAAACTTCAAGGTATCTTGGGTCGGGAATTCCAGAGCTGTCATTCAGTATGTAGAGTACTATGGTGCTCTTTCGGTGAATGCGAGTCTGTCCCCCAACACGGCTAACGGGGTGACTGGAAATCCCACGATCACGACGACCACAACAGGTCCGAATAGTTACGTGGTGTGCGGTATGGCTGGGGGAACCTCCCCAGCCATCACTGGGACTTTGCGAGAACTCGGGGGCGTCTCTGGCCAGAGTCTTGTAACTATAGACAACACAGCCGTGTCGGCGGGTTCTGTGACAGTGACAACGACCACGGATGGGCTCGCAGCGTGGGGAGTTGTGGCTCTGGAACTGCTGTACGCCCCTGCCCCGGCCATTGCCTATGTTGGCGGAGCAAAGAATGACACAACCTCGGCCAACACCACCTTGACGGCGACGTACACAGCGGAAGTATTAGGGGATGAAATTGCAATCTTTGTAGAAACCGAAGTCCCCGCAGGCCCCATCACTGTAAAAGGAAACACCACGAGCACCGCCTTGACTGCCGGACCAGTTGAGTCTACGGCGACGGCCAGCATCTACTCGTTTTACGGCCCCGCGCAGGCGACGGATACAGGATACGTCGCGACCTGGACGAATAGTTCAGCCGCATCTTCGATAACTCTAGGCGAGTACCTCGGCGTCCCGAGCGTCCTGAGCAGCAACACCAACACTGGAACCTCCACGAGCCCAACTATCGGTACAGCAACAATCACCTATGCAAACGATTGGCTCGTAGCTGCCTTGGGAGATATCACCGGCTTTACCGTCTCAGCGACGGCTGGGACTCTACGCCAGCAAGTCACTGCGAGTTCAGCACGCCAGAGCTTAATAGACAACACGGCGGCTACCGCAGGGGCTACTGTGGCGATCACTGGCTCCATTCCGTCAAGCCACCTTTGGGTTGCGACAACCCTGGAGCTGGTGGCGTACCAAGCAGCCACGGCCATCACCGCCGTTCCGAAGATGACCCTGCTCGGAGTCGGCCCTTAGCCCTCGAACTTTAGTCCCACAACTTTTAGAAACACGAATTTCGCAGGTCGGGCTCCCGGGCCCGGCCTTTTCGTTTTACCCCTTCGGGGAGAACAAGGAGAAACAATCTCATGGCAACTCAACCTGACGTATCGCAGATCATCATGGGCCCCGGCCTGATCTTCGTCGCTGCGGTGGGGACGGCTCAACCCAGCCTCGCTTCCCTGCCGGTCACCTTCAACAACCCGTGGTATCAGGTCGGCTACACGGACGCTGGCATCGACCTCGTCTACACGCCGACCATCAAAGAGATCTACGTCGATGAAGAAGCCGCCGTCGTTCTCGACATTCTCGAAAAAGAGAAGTTCGTCGTGCAGGCGCACCTCGCCGAAGTAAACGTCCAGAACCTCTCCTTGGGCATCTCGGCCTGCACTCTGGCCGCTCAGGCGATCAGCGTCGGCTCGCTGCCGCTGAACTACATCGCGGTCGGCGTCACCGGCCCGGCTCCGAACGGCAACACCCGCGTGTGTTTGCTGTCGAAGGCGATCACCACCGTCGCCGTCTCAATGAAGATTACCCGCAAAGACAAGCAGGTGATCCCGGTCTCGTGGGATGCCCGCAAGTTGAGCGGCACCCCGTTGCTGACCATCACCGATGTCGGTACCGGCTACGAAAACAGCTAGCTCGTCGGGGCTCTATATACCTGACAAATCCGCAGTTTCATTCCAGTAATTGAGGCGACCAGATGAAACCACGCACTGAAGACGAAATCCTTTCCCGCGCGCCGATCACAACCAAGTTCGGCGACAAAGAGTACTCCATCCCGCTCTTGGCGGTCATGGCCCAGCGCGAGTGGCGAAAGAAACTGTTCGCTGAACTCGCACCCATTCTCGCCGCCTTGGACTTTAAGGCCGACGGCGCGAGCGTGCTCAAGGGCCTGACCGCCGCCCTCCTCGAATTCCCCGAGAAGCTTGTCGAGCTGGTGTTCCTCTACGCACCAGACCTGCCGCGCGACGAGATCCTTACCGACGCCACCGAGGAGCAGATCATTCTGGCGTTCGACCAGATCAAGGCCCTCGCTTTCCCTTTTTCGCCCCCGCTGATGGAGATGAGACAGATCTTCAAAGCGGTGGGCTCGCAACCGTCGGCGAACTCTACGAACTAGCTCTCTCGGAATGGCGGCTCACGCCACGCGAGATCAATACGGAGTGGACCGAGGAGATGCTGGTTCTCATGTTTAAGAAACGAAGTGAACGGTTGACGCGGCTCTCGGAAGAGATCGAGAAGCGGCGCGGCGAGTATCCCTCGTCCGCGTCCACGGAAGCACCCAGTGAGCAGCCGCGCCGCGTCGACAACTTCACGATGTTCCAGCGCATCCACGAAATGCAGAAAAAAGGCGGCAGCGGCAATGTGCCCCTCTGTTGAAAGCTGAATAACCATGCCAGACTCACCCGGACAAGGCATCGATGTTGGCGATGCAGTTCTAACCTTCCTCGGCGACACCACGCAGCTCGACCAGGCTTTTGATCGAGTTGCGACTTCCGCCGAAGTGAAGATGGCGAAAGCGGCCGACAGCGTCTCGCAGGTGGGAGACGCGGCCGACGATGCTGGGGCGAAGCTCGGCTCCGCCGGTGTAAGCGCCGAAGTTGCAGGCGAGAAGATTCAGGGCGGGATGGCTGTGTCGCGTAGAGCCACAATGGAAGCGCGCGGCGAGGCTATGCTGCTCGGCGAGGCATTCGGGGTTCACTTGCCGCGTCATGTAAGTCGGTTCGTGGCGGAACTGCCGGGCGTCGGCACTGCGCTCTCGGCGGCCTTCTCTGCGACGGCCGTCCTCTTCCTGCTCGATGCGCTAGTGAAGGGATCGGAGAAGCTCGCCGACTGGGTCTCGACCACATTTATTTTCACGCAGGCAATGAAGGAGTCCGACGAAGCCGCTAAAGCCCAAAACAAAACGCTGCTCGAACTGGCGGCCCAGCTCGACAAAGACACCGACGCGCTCGATAAGTTTGGAAAGACGCAGTCCGAGATCAAGAGCGACAAAGTCAAAGAGCTGCGCGAGGAGATCGCGAAGAACACGCCGGTCTTCAATGCGGCGGCGAAAGCCGCGCGAGACTACGCGACGACAGCGCACACCACCGTCAGTGATGAGCTACTCCAGAAGACCTCGAACCTTGGCGGATTTCTTGGCACAGTTGCCGATGCCTATGTCCGCATCGCTGTCGGCGAGCAGCATGTTTTCGATTCCATCACCGCGTTCTTCACTGGATCGAAGACGCCAACCGAGTTAGCCGCAGAAGCCGCGAAGGCCGGACAGACCGCGCAAGCGGCGGCGATTGAGACGGCGAAGAAGCTGGCCGACGAAAAACTGCAACTCTCCCTCGCCGAAAAGGAAGCAGCGGCGCAGGCCGTTTCGGATCAGGAGTCGGCGGCCAAGAAAACCATCGACATCGCCCAGAGGATCGGGGCCGCCAAGATCCGGGAATGGGCGGCGCTTACTGGCTACGAGGCTAGGTTCGCCGAGGATGCAGCGCAAGCGACCCTGAAAGTTCGCGAGCAGCAAGCCGAGAAGGAATACCAACTCAAACTCAAAACGCTGGAGAAAGAGAAAGCTGCCGAGCAGGGCGCGGCCTCGCACTACAAATCCATCGGCGATGAGCAGGCGGCCAACAAGGAAGTGGAACTCGCCCGAGAAACCGGGGCGAAGATCGAAGAACTTCAATCCGATCACACGGTGAAGATGTTGGACCAGCAGCGGGCTTTCAATGAGGCATTCACCAACGCCGCCGTGTCTGCCGCGAAACGCGCCTACGACGGCCAACTGGAGAGTATCGAGAAATTCAAGCGCGCCCAACTCGATCTCTACGCCTCTGGAAAAGCAGGCATCGGATCGTGGGAGCAGGCGCAAGTCCACGCCACCGCCGCTGCCGCCATCGCCCACGAAGACTATTTGAAGAAAGTCATCGCCGTCTACAAACAGCAGGGCGATGTCCAAAAAGCCCAGACTGCGGAAGAAGAACTGGCCTCACTGAAACGGGAGACGCTCGCCAGGGACACCGAGAAACTGTCGGCGGCGATGGAGAAGCTCACCTCGGCGACGAAAGAGGCGAAGGACGAAGAACGGAAGCTCGCCGAGGACACGATCTCGCAGCATTTCAAGGATCAGGAGACGGCCATCGCGAAACTGGCCGAGATGCACCTGATTACCGAGAAGCAAAAAGACGACCGGCTGAAGCTGCTCGAACAGCAGCAGGCGAATGAAGCTCTCGCGATTCTCGACAAGGAGCTGAAGGACGCCCAGAAACTGCGCGACGAAGCGCAG